GCAGAGCCGCGACGAGCGGTTCCGCGCCGTCATGGACGACGTCAAAGCGCAGCACGGGCCCGAAGGTGTCTCCACGATGTTCCCGGCGTTGGGCCGGTAATGTCGAGAGTGCCTGCGTCCGTGGCTGCCGACGAGGAGGAGTAGCCCGTGGCCACACCGACAAGGACGCAGACATTAAACACCTTCGTCTCCAGCACGGCGGAGAACCGCCGGAAGGGCCTGATCGACAACTTCTTCGGGTCGGCCCCGCTGTGGGTCTACATGAAGAAGCAGAAGTCCGTGCCGGTGCGGGGCGGCGAGATCATCAAGGTCCCGCACATCCACTCCGGCTTCGAGGCCAGCTCCTACGGCCGGGGCGACACGTTCAACACCGAGGTCAAGGAGTTCGCGACGACCATGGCGTTCAACTGGAAGTTCGCCTACGCCCCCGTGAACCTGAACGTGATCGACGTGGACCTGAACGACTCGCCCGAGCAGACCTTCGACCTCGTGGACGCGGCGATGGAGAACGGCGAGCTGTCGCTCATCAACGACCTGGGCGTCCAGATGTTCGGCGACGGCACGGGCAACGCCAGCAAGGACCTGGACGGGCTGGCGATCGGCGTCAGCCGCACGGGCACCTACGGGGGCATCGTGCGGGGCACGGACGCCGAGGGCGCCTCGGTGCGGGCCGCCGTGGAGGACACCACGGGCGGCGCGGTGTCGCTCGCCACGATGAACAGCAACTTCGGCTCGTGCGTGGTCGGTCGGGAGAAGCCGAACCTGATCGCGACCACGCAGACGCTCTGGAACCGGATCTGGGAGAAGTCCCAGCCGTCGGAGCGCAACGCCCCGGAGGATCTGCGGGACATCGGCTTCGACGTCGTGCGGTTCAACGGCGCGAACACGATGGTGGACTCGCACTGCACGGCGGGCTTCCAGTACTACCTCAACACGAAGTTCTGGGAGCTGTTCACCCACCGCAAGTGGGACTTCCGTTTCCGGGGCTTCATGGAACAGACGAACCAGCAGATCAGCATCGGCCAGTTGATCTACTGGGGCGCGCTGGTCTGCCGCGGGCCGCGCTTCCAGGGCGTGGCGTCGGGCCTCAGCTAGGCCATGACCTCTCGGGAGTGGGCCAGGGCGGCGCTCCGGACGATGGCGCTGCCGGTGCCTGACCGGGACCGGACGCTCCACGTCCAACTGCCGCCCGGTGTCCAGACGCCGGACGTTCGCACGCACTGTACCTGCCATGTGGTGGCGCAGTACGTCTGGCGGGCGGCGCACGAGCAACGCTGCACGCGCGTCGTGATTCATAACGGCCCGGTCCACACGCACGAGTTCGACACGACCGAGCTGTTCAAGCGGGCCACGCTCCAGCGCCTCGGGTTCTGGCCCAAGGTCCTGAAGATTCGCGGCCGGACGCCGCCGCAGCTGGCGACGGTCGGCCACCGGGCGCTCGGGAACACGCTCGAGGAGCGCCGCCCGATCTTTCACGTCCCAGCAGCCGTTTCCGGCTCGCAGGCCGGCGGCGAGGAGTAGACGACGATGGCGAACAGCACGACCGATCTGGTGTTCCGACTCTCCAGCATCACGGGGCTCGGGATGCGCGACATCAACGGCAACGACGCGGAGCCCCAGGGGCGACCCGGGGCGATTTCGATCGTCACGGACGACTTCGGGGTCCGCATCCTGAAGTACATCAGGAACGTGAACGGCTCGGCGATCACGATGGGCGAGCTGCACAGCTACGCCTCGGACACCCAGAACACCAAGACGACCACGGTGTCGAACATCACGTCGGGGACGACGACCTCGGCGGTGACCACGGGCCTGACGGCCAGCCGCCACCAGGGCGGGCTCTGCTACGTGCTGGACAACGCCGACTCGGCCGGGGACGCCCCGGAGACCGAGATCAGCCCGATCGCCGGCAACACGACGACGGCCATCACGCTGGACGCCGACTACCCGCTGACGGTCGCGCTGGCGGCGAACGACGACCTGGAGCTGATCTCGACGTGGCAGATCGAGGACTCGGCCGACGGGGACGAGGCCTGGACAGTGGCGGGCGTGGTCCTGGGCAACCAGGGGCTCACGAACCTCTACTACGGCTGGATTCAGGTGGAGGGGCCGGTGCGGGCCGACGTGACGGCGACCACGACGATCGCCGAGGGCGACCCGGTGGTGGCTGGCGCGAACCTCGTCAACCTCTTCGGCTCGGACGGGCACGAGCTGTGGATCGGCACGGCGCTCGCCGCCGCCACGAACGACATCGTGTCGGACAGCATCCTGGTGCATCTCCAGCTGTTTTCGACGGAACTCTCCGGAGGCACGCCGTAGCGGGCGGCCCCGATGGCAGCGGTCGCCGAGACGGCTGGGACGAAGGTCGAGTTCGTGGCGGGCAACCTCCACATCGTCGCCGCCGACGTGACGTCGGTGGACGACGGGGATACGTGGCAGCCCGGACTCGGCCGCATCGTCTTCGCTGCCTTCACGAACTCCACGGCGAATCCGTCCGGCTCGCAGGTCAACGTGAGTTGGGCAACGGCCAACAACCGGGCAACGGTGACGTTCGACTGCGAAGCGGCCAGTCAGAGCGGCACCGTGATCGCCATGGGCTACTAGCCCGCAGGCGGAGGAACGCATCATGGCCTTGACTGTCAGCCTCACAGGGGATTACTTCCGCCAGGTGGGGAACATCAACGAGGTGACCGCCACGATCGACTTCGACTCGAGCTATCCCACGGGGGGCGAGAGTCTGACGGCGGCGGATCTCGGGTTGCGGACCTTCCTGACCGGCGGGGTCGCGATCGACCCGAAGTCCGGCTACACCTTCGAGTTCGACTACACGAACGCCAAGGTGCTCGTCTACCGCACGGCGACCCTGACGCCGGCGGGATCCGTGGCGGCGCCGACCTTCACGGGCACGGCCAACGTCGGCACGGCCGGCATCGTCCAGGACGACGACACGGCCGCGACGAACGGGCACGCCCTCTATGTCGTGCCGGTGCCGCAGGCCACGCCGATCACGCTGGGCACGGAGGGCGGCACGGGCACGGGCACGATCCAGGACGACGACACGGCGGCCACGACGGGCGTGGCGCTCTACGTCGTGCTCGACGACGAGGAGTTCCTGCCCACCTACGCGCTCGGCCACTTCGAGTTCGTCTCGCCCACCAACGCGCACGGCACCTGCACGATCTTCAACGGCGGGCCGACGCTGCTGATCGAGGACGACGACGCCGCGGCCACGAACGGCGTGGCGGTGCGCGCGATCGCGGCCGACGGGGGGCTCGAAGCCACGCTGGCCGGTTCCGGCCGCTCGGTGCTGGTGCCGGTCTCGGACGGGCAGTACATCGTCGTCGCGGACTCCACGACGGGGGCGGCGCCGCCGATCTACTTCGACGAGGACGCGGCGAACACCTACGAGCGCCTCATGGCCGTCGTGGTCGACAACCTCGACGAGACCTTCGAGCTGGTTGACATTCAGGCTGGCCGGGCGTTCCGGCCCTCGCCGGGGGCGGGCACGCGCCTGGCGACCCTCGTGACCGTGGGCCCGGGCGCGACCTACTCCAAGGGCACGGTCGGCTCGGCCGGCGGCGGCCCCGAGTACACGGTGACGCACGACCAGGCCGCGGCGATCATGCCGGGCGCAGCCCTCCTCTACGTGCAGGCGGCCGGCGCCGGCTTCAACGCCGCCGTGCCGGGCGGCGAGTCCGTCTTCATCCCGGTCGCCAACGGCGAGTTCATCGCCGTGGCCTACGCCGCCTCCCCGGCGGGCGTCCAGGTCTACTGGGACCACGACGGGACGAACGACTGGGAGCGGATGCTCGCCGTGGTCGTCGACAACGCCGACGAGACGTACTCCACGGAGGCGGCGACCGGCTGGCGCCGCGACACGCCGGCCGGGTCGAACTCGGCGCCGGCCTTCACGGGGACGGCCACCACGGCGGCGGCGCTGGCCGAGGTCGGCAACGCCACGGATCTCTCGGCCCTGACGGGCGTGCGCGTGCGCGCTAGGGGGTGGTGAACTAGATGGCCGACGCCGTCATCCAAGCCAAGCTGATCAGCTCCGGCGTCGTGCCTGGCGGTGGGGCGTGGGAGGTGTGGCAGGTCTTCAACGGCGAGCTGGTCAACGCCACGGCCACGGTGGACTCCGTGGTCCACACGGCGGGCGCGACCTACGGCTTCGACCTGACGCAGTTCCGCTACTTCGGCCTCTACGTCCTCGCCGCGAGCGCCACGGGCACGGCGGACCTCACGGTGCAGCTCCTCCAGTCCTACAACGACACGGCGGCCAACTACGTGGTGCCGGACACGGCGGGCACGGTCGACTCGGCCCTCGCCGAAACCGCCATGGTCTACGCGCTGGCTCCGAGTCCGATGCCACGGGCGCGTCTCCGCCTCGTCGGCAACGCAGGCAACCCCGTCGACACGCTGGTCTCGGCGTGGCTGTTCATGCAGGCGTAGCGGGGATGGTTACTCGGGACTACCTCGACGGGCGGCGGCGTGACCTCCAGCGGGATCTCGCGGAGACCGAGCGGCAGGTGGCGATGTTCTCGGCGAAAGTTCTGATGCTCCGGGGTGCCATCGCGGAGATCGACGAGACGCTCAAGCAGGACGCCGAGCCCGCACCGCCCACATCCGAGGACGCTCCCCCCGAGGTGACCTGATGGGTGCCTGGAACGCCGGGGCCTGGTGGGCGGGCCTCGCCTTCGTCCCGAGCACGCTTCGGGTCAACGGCGACGTCCTGCCCCAGGCGGACGACGGCGGGACACTCGGGTCGGCGACCCGCTCGTGGTCGGACCTCTTCCTCGCCTCCGGGGCGGTCATCAACTTCAACAACGGAGACGTGACCCTCACCCACAGCGCCAACGCCCTGACGCTCGCGGGCGGGCAGCTGCTCCTCCCCGACGGCACGGAGTCGCTACCGGCTGTGGCACGGTCGTCACAATCTGACACAGGGATCTATTGGGATAATGATTCTCTGTACTTTACAAGGGACGGTATTGCCACATTTGGCATGTCCCTCAACGAATTGCGACTTGGCTCCGCACGGCAAATAACGTGGTCATCTAACACTAACCCAACGGCTGCAACGGGAGATGTGTTTCTCTCTCGCCACGCCGCCGGCCACGTCAAAGTCACCACGAACGGGAGCGTGCTCGGGACGCTCTCCACTGACAAGCTCCAGTCCGGGGTTGCGGCGAATGGTTACTACTCAGTCCTACAGACGATCGCCGAGGCCCATACCCTGGCGCTCGCCGGCACCAGTGACACGGCGGCCATCATCCCGGCAAACGCGCTGGTGATTGGGGTCTCGTTCCGGGTCACGACCGAGATCACCGGCTGCACGTCGATCGACGCCGGGGTGGCAGGGGCGACGACCCGCTACGGCACGGGTGTTGCCCTGGTGGCCGGGACGACGAACGTCTCGGCTGGGGTCACGAACCCGACCGTCTACGGCACAGCCACGGCGATCCGCTTCACGGCGGTCGGGGGCGGGGCCTCGTTCACGGCCGGGGTGATCCGTGTGGTGGTCCACTACATCAGTCTGACGCCGCCTACTTCGTAGGAGAGAAGACCTCAAGATGGCGAAACGTACGATCAACATCGCCGATGTCCTGGATGCGGACCTCGCGGCGCGGGTTGCCGAGCAGGGCTACCCGAGCCCGGAGGCGTGGCTATCGGCCATCATCGAGCACGCAATCATCGAGGGGATGCGAGCGTTGGACGACACGCTGATCCGCCGAGCCCGCGAGAAGAAGGCCCTCACCAAGGAGGAGCAGACTCGCGTGAAGACGCTGTTGAATCTCGCATGAAAGGAGACGTGATAACGGGACAGGACCGCGTGGCACTGCAAGCTAGGATGACGACCGCCGCGAGAACGCCCGAGACCGTGACGGCTCAGAGCCTCACCAAGCGCCGTGCCGAGTTGGCTGGAGTGCTGGGAGCCCTTGAGCGGAAGATCCAGCTCGGCCAGCAGCAACTCGCCGCCGACGTGGAGCAGCACCGGCTGGCGCACGGGGCGCTCCTCGAGATCGAGCGGTTGCTCCGTCTACTGGCGCCGGACGGCCAGGCGTCGACGGCGCCCACCGCGGCGGCCGAGGCTGTAGGTGGCGACTAGGGCGGACGTCCGCAGCGACGTTTCTGGCCTGCTCGGCGCCGACGCCAACCTGTCCTCGGCCGAGATCAATACCTTGATCCAGCTACGGTTGGACCACCTCTACGAGACCGTCCGCTGGAGTCGCCGGGTCAAGGAGTTCAGCCTGACGACGGTGGCGCAGACCTCCTCGACCTCGGCCACCACCGTAACGGTGACGAACGGCTCGGCCACGGTCACCTCGGCGGGGACGCCCTTCACCTCGGCGATGGTGGGCTACCGGATCGCCATCAGCAGTGGGCAGCCGTACTGGATCGATACCTTCGTGTCGAGCGCCGAGATCACCCTGGGGGACGGCGAGGGCACCGCCGTGACCTACCAGGGGGACGACGACACGGCCGCCTCCTGGCGGGTCTTCAAGACGCTCTACAGCCTGCCGGCGGACGCCGACGAGGTGCTGTCGCTCGCCTCGTTGCTCGGTCAGGTGGAGGAGCTGGACGGCGGCCGGGACGCGCTGGACCGGCTGGACTTCGACCGCTCGACCACGCAGGACCTGCCGACCCGGTGGGTCTATGCCGGCATCGACTCGTCGGGGTATCGCCGGATCGAGCTGTGGCCTGTGGCGACGACGGCCGACGTGCTGACGGGCCAGTACGCCCGGACCACGCCGACGCTCTCGGACTCCTCGGTGATCCCGTTCAACCGGGCGCTGCTGGTCTACGGGGTGGCGGCTGACTGCTTCAACGTGCTGGCCGAGAAGACGGGGGACGAGAATTTCCGCGCCCTGGCCCTGTTCTACGAGCGCAAGCACAACGAGGTGAAGGCCGACGTGCTGCCGATCGAGTACGAGCGCATGGGGCTGCCGACCTCGCTGGGACGCGTGCCGAGCGGGCGCGGGCGGCTGCGCAATACAGACTACAGTGTCGATCACCAGATCGAGGAACCCTGAGGGGGTGAGCTAGGTGAGTCTGCCAAACCAGGTAGATGCCTCGAGCCCGGCGGGCAGTGATTCGCCCGCAAGTGGTGATGATCAGCTTCGAGCGCTCAAAACCTTTATCGAGGACGTTTGGGGCATCCCCGACGCGACCAATATCGCAGCCGCAGGCTTCACCTTCGTGGCCGCTGGTCTGGAGACGCTCATCCTCCAGGACGCCGCCGCGGCCCCGACGGCGGAGGGCGAGATCCAGCGCAACGGGACGGCGCTCCTCTACCACGACGGGGTGGCCTCCCGGACGATCCTGACGAGCGCCACGGCGGTCACAGCGGCGCAGGGCGGCACCGGGATCACCTCCTACGCGGTGGGCGATCTTCTCTACGCCTCCGGGGCGACGACGCTGGCGAAACTGGCGGACGTGGCGGCGGGGGCGTATCTGCGCTCGGGCGGGGTGACGACGGCGCCGGTCTGGTCGACGCTCTTGCTGCCCAACAGCGCGACGGCGAACCGGATCGCCTACGCCACCGCGACGAACACCTGGGGCGACTCCGCGAACCTCACCTTCAACGGGACGACCCTGACGACGACCGGGTTCTCCAACTCCGGCACCTCCGTGCTGACCGGGGCGGTCCTCTCGAATCTGATCTTCACGGACAACACCTACGACATCGGCGCCTCGGGGGCGACGCGGCCTCGGGATCTGTTCCTGGCCAGGAACCTGAACCTCGGCGGCAGCGTCACCTCGCACCTGACCTTCTCGACGGATGCGACCTACGACATCGGGGCCAGCGGGGCGACCCGGCCGCGGAACCTCTACCTCTCCGGGGCGGCGACCCTCGGGACGGCGCTGAGCGCCGCGAACGGCGGCAGCGGGCAGTCCTCCTACACCAAGGGCGACCTGCTGGTGGCCTCGGGGGCGACGACGCTCGCCAAGCTCGGGGTGGGGACCGACGGGTTCGTTCTGACGGCGGACTCCGGGGAAGCCTCCGGAGTGAAGTGGGCCGGGGCGCTCACGCCGGACTTCACGAGCACCGACCAGACGGTGACGTTCGCGGCGTCGCTGGCGGTGGCGCACGGGCTCGCGAGCGCGCCGTCCTTTATCCAGCTTCGGCTCAAGTGTACGAGCACGGAGGCCAACTATTCAGTCGGCGACGAGATCGTGTTCGACACGGCCGCGCAGGCGAGCCATATCGGTGTCTCGGTGCTCGTGGACGCGACGAACGTGACCATCGTCGTCGGCAGCAACGGCGTGTACGTTGTCAACAAGACGGCCTTCACCACGGCGATCATCACGGCGGCGAAGTGGGTCTGGGTGGTCCGGGCCTGGGTGTAGGATGCGCGGCCGAGTCAAGTTCCCGCTGACGATCAAGCCCGGCGGGGTCCGCGAGGATCTCGGCCCCACCGAGTCGGCCGAGGGCACCCTGCTGTCCTCGTCCAACTGGCTGACGAGGAACGGCGTGGGGCGGCCCCGCCCCGGCTACGCCATCGTCGCGAGCCAACTGGCTGCCGCCAACCGCGTGACGGGCATCGGCTTCCGGGGTTCGGTCGAGACGGCGGCGCGCCTGGTCGTCCACACGCTGACCAAGGCGTATGCCTACGACGGGTCGGCCTTCAGCGACAAGACCGGAACGTGGACGACCTCGACGGCGGCCCAGCCGGTGCGCTTCACGGCGTTCCCCAAGAGCGGGACGACCTACCTCTTGCGGGTCAACGCCGCGAACGCCGTGGACGTGTACGACGGGGGCGCCGGGAACTTCACGGATGCCGGGGGCTCGCCCCCGCGGGCGCGCGACATCGCCACGGTCGGCAACCGGGTGGTCTTGTTCAACATCACGGACGGCTCGGGGAACTATCCCTCCCGGGTCCAGTGGTGCAACTTCAACGACTTCGATGTCTGGACGGCGACGGACATCGCGGAGCTGGGCGATACGCCGGGGGACATCATCGGCGGGCGCGCCTTCGGGCCGTTGAGCATGGGCGTCTACAAGGACGACTCCGTGTGGCTCGGGATCGCACAGGTCGCCAAGGCGGCCTTCCAGTTCCAGTTCATCCAAGAGGTGGCGGGCCCGGTCTCCCCCGGCGCGATCGTCGCCTGGCGCGGCGCCCACTACTGGCTCGCGAAGAACGGGGTGCTCTACCGCTTCGACGGCTCGAGCGTCAAGGAGGTCGGGATCGGGCTGTCGACGACGGCCCTTACGACCCTGCACTACGACCGGCGGATGGAGACGCACGGGTGCGTGCTGCCGCTGCCCCAGCCCGAGCTCTGGTTCTTCTACCCGGTGGCGGGGTCGGTGGCGATCAACCGGGCGATCTCGATGAACCTCGTCACGGGGGCGATCAATCCCCACACCTTCACGGACAGCATCTCGGCGTCCGCCGGCTGGCTGTCGCAGCAGGAACTGACCTGGGACACGCTGACCGGCACCTGGGACACGCTGGTCTACCCGACCTGGGACAGCATGGGCACCAGCGCGCAGCCCACCGCGATCCTCGGCGACTCGGTCGGCAAGATGTACCAGTTCGGCATCGCAGCGACCGACAACGGCACGGCGATCCCGTGGAGCTTCGAGCACGGCTGGAAGACTCCGGCCGGGCTCGGCAAGCGTCTGTACCTGGACGGCATCGCCTCGTACTGGCAGAAGGCCACGCAGGCCCTGACCGTGACGGTGACCGTGACGGTGACCGACACTCTGGGCGACGCCGACACGACGCAGACGGATACCTTCGACCTCTCGACGGACTCGAACCACCTCAAGACCTTCCCGAACACGGTGGGCCAGTGGGTGAAGGTCAAGCACAGCGCCACCTCGCAGGTCGGCGGCATGGAGCACCGCGGCGCCGCGATCCTGGGGTGGGAGCAGGCGATGGTGTAGGATGCCCGGCCTGCCGGACCCCATGCTCCAGACGCCGCTGCCGCGCGAGGTCGAGGCGTGGGCGCAGTCCTTTGCCCCGGCCCTGATCCGCCACCTGCGGCAGATGACCTACGTGCTGAACGGGCTCTCGCGGACCGAGACGCTGGCGAGCCGCCCCGCGGCGCCGGACTTCGACCACGCCCTCTACACCGCCGACGATACCGGCGAGGCGTTCGTGGGGGTCGGCGGGGCGTGGCAGGCGCTCAACACCCTCCGCCTCGGGGGCGCGAACGGCCAGTTGCTGGCGAGCCGGCAGTTGACGGAGCTGCACACCCTCGCCGCCGCGGCGACCTCTGACACGACGATCCAGTTCCCGGCGGGCTCGCTCGGACTGGGGGTCGGGATCAGGGTCACCACCCTCATCACGGGCTGCGCCTCGCTGGACGTGGGCATTACCGGGGCCACGACGCGGTACGGCACGGGGATCGCCCTGGCGGCCGGCACCACGGCGAAGCAGGGCTCGGCGGACGCCTACACGGCGGCGACCAGCGTCCGGTTCTCAGCCATCGGGGGGGGCGGCGCCTTCACGGCGGGCGTGGTCCGCATCACTCTCTACTACCTCGACATCACGGCGCCGACGTCATGAGAATTCGCGCTAGGCGAAGTGTGCCGACCTGTCATACGCTGGCAGCATGAATCTGATCCAGCTCCACCGAGACCACAAGGGGAGCCTCCGGTGGCTCGAGCCGGCCCTCGAGCGCGTCCACCGGATGTCCCGGCGCTTCGATGGGGACGCCGACGCGCTGGTGAACCAGGTCTGGAAGCTCCTGGCCGAGAAGTCGGCGGCGCTCGGCTTCTGGGTGGGCGTCGAGGACGAGCAGATCGTCGGCCACGTCCTGGCGATCGTCCAGCCGTTCGACGGCCGGTGGGTCCTCTGGGTGACCCAGGCGCACAGCGACGTGCGGATCACGCGCGCCTTCCATGACCTCGTGCTGGGGACGCTGGAGGACTTCGCGGAGACCTTCAACTTCTCGTTCGCGGCGCAGGGCATCACGCTCGACCGGATGCTGATGACGACGCCGCGGAGTGAGGTGGCGTGGATGAAGCACTCGGGCTGGCAGCCCTACCGTTCCATCATGAGCCGCAGCCTTCCGCTGGGGGCAAAGAAGGGAGCGTCCTGATGGGTGGCTCGTCCGGCGGCGGCGGGTCGGGGCAGAGCACCACCACCAGCCAAGCCAGTTATGCTCCAGAATTTCGGCCACTTGCGGAGTCCGCCGTCAAGCAGATCCAGGCGATGCAGGAGCTGCTCCCGCTCATCTCGTTCACGGGCTACCAGCCGCAGCCGACGGCGGGGTTGGCGCCGATGCAGCGCTTCGCCATCGAGAACCTGGTCCCGGGCACCTTGCTGCCGACGCCGGGGCTCCAGGCCTCGCAGGATACGACGTTGCCGCTGGGGCTCCTGGGCTACGGGGCGATAGGCGCCGGTGGGCCGACCGGTGCGGCGCAGTCGGCCTTGAACACCCTGACGGCTCGGCTGGGCCAGCAGGCGGCACCGCTGCCCTCCGTCGCGCCGCTCCAGGAAGCCTTCGGGGCGATGCTCCCGATGCCGCGCCCGATGGAGACGGTCTTCCCCGGGATGGGGGCGGCGCAGTTGAGCGGCGCCCTGCCGGGGGCGACCAGCACTGCGGTGCCGCTCCTCGGGGCGCCGGGGGGCCAGCCGACGCTCGACATCACGGGGGGCCCCGTGCCGGCCCTCTGGCAGCCGCCCGAGGTGCCCCCGACGCCGGCCGCGCCTCCGCCGACCCAGCCGACGGCGACCGGGGAGTGGATCTACGACCCGGCGACGAACACCTGGATGTTCAACCCGGTGGCCGTGGCGGCGGCGGCGCCTCAGGCTGGGCCGCCTCCTGGCTACATGGAGGTGCCAGGGGCGCCGGGCTCCTACGTTTCGATCGCCGACTTCGGGAGCGCCTCGGCGTGAGGAGGGGACACAGTGCCCGACGCGCTCGGTAACTCGACACCCCTCGAACTGTACAACCAGCAGTTCAGCCAGGCGCTGACGCCCATGCTCGAGGGCCAGCCGGGGCAGAGCCCGCTGACCCAGGCGGCCGTCCAGGCCTTCCAACAGAACACGCTGCCGATCATCCAGCAGCAGATGCAGTTGGCGGGCCTGGGGCGCTCGGGGGCGCTCGGCGTGTCGATCGCGGACGCGATGGCCTCGGCGATGCCGCAGTTCATCCAGCAGGACATCCAGAACCGGCTGGCGGCGGCCGGGATGATCCCGCAGTTTGCGCTGGGGCAGGAGGGGCTGACCCAGCAGGCGGCCGTGAGCGCCGCGGACATCGCCAACCAGGAGCAGCTCAGGCAGCTCCAGGCGCTGGGCCTTGGGTCCCAGACGCTGCTCGGCTGGGGGGGACTCCAGAACCAGGCGTCGCAGAATCAGCTCGCGCAGATGCAGCTGGCCTTGCAGGCGGCGGGCGCAGGCGGCGAATTGCAGCAGGGCATCGCCCAGCAGGCGCTCGACGCGGCGCAGTTGGAGCGGCTCCGGCTCCAGGGGCTCTCGGAGGCGGGGACGACCTCGCTGTTCGGGGGGTTGCCGGCGACGCTGGGGCAGACCTCGACGACCCAGCAGAAGCAGTCGGGAGGCAGCAGCAAGTGAGGAGGGGCTGATGGGCGGGCAGATCACGGGCTCGAGCACCGCGGACACGGCGCTCCTCATGGCTGCGGCGATCGGTGCCACGGCGCTCACGATGGGGGCGGCGGCTCCGGCGATCCCGGCCGCGGCCGGGGCGGCGGGGGCCGCTGGGGCTGGAGCAGGGGCCGGCGCGGCTGGCGCCGGGGCCGGGGCTGGGCTGATCGGCGGCATGACAGCCTCCGAGGCGGCGCTGGCGGGCGGCGGAGCGGCGGCGGGGCTCGGCAGCGGGATGAGCATGGGTCTGCCGCTGGCGACCGCCACGGAAGCCGGCGCTCTCGGCCTCGGGTCGGCCTACGGCCCCGGGATGGTGGG